AGATATGCCTTGTTGGCAGCAGTCCGAGTTCGCTCGGCCTGCTTCGTTTGGTCCTCCATGACCTTAGAATTAAACTTGAGTTGCTTTAGATATGCCTTGTTGGCAGCAGTCCGAGTTCGCTCGGCCTGCTTCGTTTGGTCCTCCATGACCTTAGAATTAAACTTGAGTTGCTTTAGATATGCCTTGTTGGCAGCAGTCCGAGTTCGCTCGGCCTCGGTGCGTTTCTGTTCCTCATATTTGAGAAACATCTGATGCCCTCTCCACCGGTCTTTGGAGGCTTGTTTCTCTTTTCGCCTTTCAGCCTTGCCGGTCTTTTCGATTTCCTTTCGCTTCTGTTCCTCATATTTGAGGAACATCAGGTGACCTGCCCAACGCGCCTTTTGTTTTTGTTCCTCATACTTGAGGAACATTTGCAGACCCTTCCACCGATCCTTGGCATCCTGCACAGCCGATGCACTTTGTTGGGCGGTTGTTTTGTCGATGGCCTTAGCCAAGGCATCAGCACCTTGCTTGGCACTGTCAACCATCTTTTTGAAGTCAGAGTCATCCCCGAGGAGTCTGACTCTTAACGGTGGGAGTTCTTTTTCGCTCATGTCGCAAAATCCATCCCAAAAATGGAGGCCCAGATAGCTTTGCTATCGTACTGTTCCGCCTGACCCTGCTCGGGTTTTGGCGTGGATTCAAACTCCAACAGGTAGTCGGAGATCGGCGGGATCTTCGCTCTAGGCCCTGCCTGGGAAGCGAAGATAGCCCGTATCGTCGCCGCAGTGTACCAGTCGCCTTTGTCTCGCTCAGACATACTTCTTGCGAAGTATGCCTGCCATTTGTCGAACTCGGAAACGGTGGTAAGCTGCTTAATCAGCGATACGGGCCAGCCTAGTTGGTGAGCGAGCTTGTACCAGAGGTACTCCTCGTCACCGATGGTCAGTTTTTTTCGTCGCCCTCGTCGTCTTTGCGTCCCATGTTATTGAGGATCGCGGCCACGTCGGACAACGCCTTTTGCGCTCCGTCCGTCCATTCTTGGATGGTCTTTTCAGGGACCAACTTACCGTCTGCATCGTACAGGCAGAAAGACAGAAGGAGGCTATAGCTGCCCGTGTAGTCGGTAAGACCGACAGGCTCGCCCTTGTCGTTCGTCTTGGTTTTTCGAGATACCTTGTTGAGATACTCGTCTCGCTGCGCTCCCGTCATTTCCTTGACGAAAACACGCACTTCGCGACCTTCCTCAATCTCCAAGTCGATTGGTTGGGACTTGCGAATAACCGAGATTTTTGTGATGTCTGACATGCTTGCTGCACCCGTTTGCTAGCGTAAAAAAAAACAGGCGAACCACCGATGGTTCGCCTTGAATCGAAAATAGCCCAGACGAACCACTAAGAAGGCAAAGCCGTAGTGGCGGTCGTGGCCGTAGTTCCAGTCGCGAACACAGGGGCAATTTCGAGCGGCGTGGCCGCCGTCGAAAGGTTGCTAGGTTCGAGTTCGAGTGTCGCTTCGGGACGCTCGCCTTCGGCGTGTTCCCCTGGATCAAATTTCGAGACAATGGCGTAAAACACCAAAGTCGATCCTTCGGGGAAAGTGATCGTAATCGCTCGGTTGCTTCCCAAGATGGGGATGACCTGTGCGTAAGTCCGAGGGTCGTAGGCGACCTTCAAGGTCACGGTATCGAGCGTAATGAGGCTTTTGCCGAGTTTGGTTCGGTAGCGGGAGTTCCGCATGGTCGTCTGGTCGATGCCTCCGCCGGAGTCAAGCGCAGGGGGAGTCACAGAAATTTCCTCGAAAACGGCGGTGATGCCGCCGATGCTAACTAGGGTTCGATACCCGTCCTTCAAAAGAGGCATTTTTTACTCCAAGGTCATTCGGTAGGTCTGTGCGTAAACGTAACGGCGTGTCTGCGGCTCTTGCCCACTAAACCCTATTGTATTAGATTTAGTAATTACCCGCAATTTTTGACCGCTACTGACGGGTTGGTTGTAGACCGAGGCGGCCATACTTTCGATCTGCTGGGCTATGGCGTAGGCTGAGGAATCTTGGCCCCGAACCATGATGTAAACCGAAGGATGCTCGTCGGTGACGCCGGAGCGGAGGCTCCGGCGTTCGAGGTTGGCACTAGCCTTGTCGTAAACTAGGATGCAACTCGCCGGAGTGTCCGGCGAGTGGTTCACGAACACCTGAACCCCTAGATTCGGGAGGTTGGTTTCGATGATTTCGGCCACCACATCTGCTGGGCTCATTTGATCCCCGATTGCATGTAGGCGTAGAAGATGTCGGAAAGGTAATCTAAATTGTAATCAATACTCAGTTCGAGGTAGTAGATCGTGGTCCCTGCGGTCCTCTTGGCTGGGTATTCTTCGTGCTGCGCCACGGCGTAGTCCGAAGGAACCTTGACTTGGTCGCCTCGCATTGGGATAGGTCCGGGCTTCCCGGAAATATCGAAACCGTAGCCTATGATCGTCTGGGTTTGCCAACCCTTGCCTTGCTGGAAGAAGTCTCCGCTAGCTAGGAGTGCCCCCGTCTCATAGGGAACCATAGGTGCTGTCTCGGCCAAGAGCGACTCGGCGGCTCTCTCCGAGGCCGCCGTGAAGGATCGGCCAAAGTCCCGATGGGCTTTGTCCAAAGCCTTCTTGAAGGCTCCTGCGCCTTCGAGTTTGATTTTAGGCATTACCCGCAAGCCTCGTACAGAGTCTCGGTGTTCCGTAAGTTGGGGGTCATCGACGAGTCGATGACCTCGTACACGTCTGGATTCTGCTTAGGGTTGTCCCAGTAGGCGGTGTCGGCCAGCGTCCCGAGTCGCATTAGTCCGCCTACCTGTAGGCGGACCTGCGTGATCGTTTGCACCCGAGACATGACTCGGGTGTTGGTGTTGGAAATCACTTCCTTGAGCATTTCCTCCCACCGGCAGGTGTACTCGACCGGCGAGCCCCAGATGGGTTCGCCGGTCTTTTGTGTGCCAACCCTGGGCCAAAAGACCAGGGTTTGGCGTTGGCATCTTTTAATAAGTGACATCCGTAGCCGCCTCCTTGCCTGCCCAGAACAGGTCAAACTTGACCATGCCTTTGACCACCTTGTTATTCCAGACGGCAAGTTTGCCGCTGGAATCAAGCATCATGGCCGTAGTCCCGAAGTGTGTGATGCCAAGTCCGTCTGAAAGACGGACTTGGTAGGAGGCTTGGATCGTCTTGACTTGCTCACTTTGGAGTCGCGGGTCACTGATGGCAATTAGGTGGGCCGCTAGATAGCGTTCCACCAACTCGGCTGTCGCCTCGTTGAGTGCGACACCAATGACGTTGGTGACCATCAGCGATGCGCTGTCGATCATCAACTGCGGGTCAGGCACGTTGGTCGAATCGTATTGGATGATCTTGTTGACGGCGGCCAGCGTTGTTCTTGCCATTGGGTTACCCTACTATGCTTCCCATCGGTGTGCTGTCCCCAGCGGTGCTGGGGACGACGATGTTGTATTTCCGGGAGCTTCCGGTTCGGTAGACGATGTACGTCGCACCTTTGACAAGGTTGTTGAACTGGACTACCCCTTGATTGTCGGCGGTTGCCGTTCGAGGGGCATCCTCCATCGCCAATCCTGTCGACCCCGGCGGCGGTGACGATGCTTGGATCGTCACCTGCGCTCCTGCCTGAGCGACCCCGTTGAGGTCGTTCACGGTCCAAAAGCCCGTCGTGCGTGGAGCCACGCTCGGCGTGACTCCACCGGTACTTGTCAGCGTGTACGTCTGGGAGACGTTCCCGCTGACTACCAGCGAAGCAGGCGTGAAGCTGAATCCGGCGGCGGTGATCGCGACGGTGAACGTCGCGTCATCGAGGCTGAATGATGTGACCCCGCTAGCGTTGGTGACCCCAGCGTAGGTTTCCCCCGCGCGGAACACGCGAACCGTAGCCGCTTCGACCGGACTGGCCGAGGAATCTCGGACAGTGATCGTCACGATCCTCGCGCCCGACCCTTGGCCGGTCGCCCCGGTGATCCAAGCCGCATCGCCGCGATCTCGGATCGCTTCGAGCGAATCGGTCGTCTCGTTGAAATTCGCCCCGGCTGTCGTGGCGTTGATCTGCGAGCGGGTGGTCGAGTCAGGGGTCTTGCCTGCGATGGCTCCGAGCCAGTTGGCTAGGGACGTGATCCCTGCAAACAAGGTTGCGGGGATTCGGGTGACTAAGGCAGTCACGTTGGTCGCCACGGCGGCCAACGCTGTGCTGGTAGCCAAGCCCGACTGGATCGCGGCCACAGAGTGAACGTGGACAGTCGGGATGACGATGAATTGGTCGCCTACGGTCGGGGCAACCGTAAACGGTTCTTCGACCGTGAATACTCCGTTGGTGTTGACATAGCCTGTGATTGGGCTGTTCTGCTCGTTGATTGCCGCAGAGGTCAAGAACACCAAAACAGCGTGCTTGAATGCCCCGGTTGGGTAGTTGACGTTGGAGGAGAAGGTTGTCGAAGTCGGAGTGACCGCTGAGGTCACTGTACCCTCGATGACTGTGTTTGCCTTCTTGATGATGCTGATGTACTTAGCGAGGCTGTGAGCCACGTTGTCGTGGTCGTCAACGCTTTCCTCTAGGACAGCATCGGCGATAGCCGATGCTGTTGGGACATCGCTTTTCTTTACCAAGACTGTGGAACCCTCGATCTGAGCCAGCGTTGGTCTGTTGACCAACGTGGCTTCCTTGGCAACCGTGGCATCCTTTGCCACGGTTGAATCTTTAGCAACCGTCGCGTCTTTCGCGACGGTTGAGTCTTTGGCTAAGACTGTCGAACCCTCGATCTGGGCCAGCGTTGGTCTGTTGACCAACGTGGCTTCCTTGGCAACCGTGGCATCCTTTGCCACGGTTGAGTCTTTGGCTAGGACAGTCGAACCCTCGATCTGGGCCAGCGTTGGTCTGTTGACCAACGTGGCTTCCTTGGCAACCGTGGCATCCTTTGCCACGGTTGAGTCTTTGGCTAGGACAGTCGAGCCCTCGATCTGCGCCAGGGTAGGCCGATTGCTGACCGTGGTTTCGTTTGCTACCGAAGCTGGGAAAGTCACAGCAGCGGCAGCATTAGCCGTCTGCCCTGCGATCTTGGTGACGTTGGCTGTGACTTCATCTGTAACCGATTTAGTCGAGGTATTCGTCAGAGCAACCGTTGCTGTTGGGTTGGCAATCTTGCTTTGGTCTGTTCCTGCGTAACCGAATGTTTCAGACGCAGTAAAAACGACTTGAATGGATCGAGAGTAGCATCCGGTTTTGTAAAGAACAATCCTTAGGGAACTGCAATTGGTTTCTGCTTGATTTGGCGTATAGCTCCACTCCCCTTGCTCTACTGCCGGAGTGTTGGCTCCGGCAACGTAAGCACCATTGTCTTTAGACACGGATACCGACACACCGGCAGTTTGGACCGCACCATCACTTATTTGGGTGATGGTTCCGAGCAGTATTGGCAAAGGATTCGCATTGTTGCGTGGATACATTATCTTCCCCCACCAATCATTCGTTGCTGGTTTCTGAGCCAATAGTTTTTGAAGGTTGTTACTTGGGCAAAATAACTGAGTCGTCTGGGTGGCTGGTACAACATGCCACCGCCCCGGCCATGCTCGTAAATAAAACGGACTTCGTTGGCGGTGAGGGCGGTGTTGAAAACGGTAACGTCGTCGAGCTGGGCGAGCAAAAACTGACTTGCCTGTTGACCAATAACTGAAATCGAAAATGCAGTCGAAGTAGCGACACTCGCGGAAGTAAAAAATGAACCGTTGAAAATCAGCGATGCCGTAGAGCCGTTCCACGTAATCCCTACGTGAGACCAACCTTGACCTAAAAGAAGCGGGCCAGTGTTGGCGTCTGCTAAAGTAGTCCCGCTGTGTCTTCCCCACAACCTGCCTACATTTTCCGATGTGATTAGAAAAGTGTTCCCGTCTCGAAAAATCCCTCCGTTGTTTCCGGCGTTCGCGCCAAGTGCTGTCTTGCTGATCCACGCTGTGAGCGTGTAAGGTGCATTAGTGCCAAACGCAACGGCGCTGCTTAAATTTAATTGGTCATTCGCGCCGTCAAAGCTCAAAGCTGTCCTATCAGGGCTCGCAACATACGCATCGTTTCCGTTGTTCGAAAAATTGGTCAACGTCCCATGGTTCCTTCCCATCGTGTCCGGCAACTGCAAGCCAGTGTTGCCGCTAAAAGACGGGCACCACCGACCGACAATTCGGCTTGCGAGGTTTTCCCATTCTGGCGGATAATAGGCAAACATTATGTTGTGATTGTATCTCCGTTGTCGGTTACTGCATCTACTGCAAACACGATGGATTGTCCCGAAGTGTTGATGCAGCGTATCTCGTAAATGTCACCACCGGGAATGTAAACCTGCCGAACATCGGCAAGGTTTGTGACTCGATCCCCGATGGAGTGAGCAGTCCTGAACGGTCGTTCAACAGTGATTGTGTTCGTTGCAATGTTGATGATTCGAGCAAACTCGACTCTATCAGGGGTGTAAGCTCCCGTACCTCCTTCGCTGTGCAAACAGATCGTGTCACCGATTGCGAAAGTCCCTATCGCAGCCAACACAACTGTTTGGTCACCGATAGCCGAAGCAGTCGAAACGGTTGTGCTTTGGGCCGTTGCGGTCTGCGAGATTACATCGAAAGTCTGAGCAGGCAAAACCAGAGTGTCGTTGTCTGATCTACGAACCAGTACATAAGCGGCTCTGGTCAACGCAGTACCGAGCCTGCGACCCATGCGAATGTAGAGCCAAGCTCCAATACTGGTTTTTAAGTCCAGGGTTCGGTTAGTTCCAACGGAACCTGATGCAATGACAACAGGAGATTCGATTATAGAAAATGTTGGGGCGGTCTTGGTTACTGTTGCCATAGTCGCGTTCTCACAAATTCTACTTCAAGGGGTGTGATTGTTTGAGAGGATTCACCGGCACGAAGGATGGGTGCGGCTTGTTCTTGGGTGAGTCCTATACCGCCCCATTCAACAGGGGTGACTAAGGCTTGTCGGATAGCTGGTAGCCCGAAGTCGGGCATCGAAGTTTGGTGTGCTGATGGTCCCATGAATGGGAGCATCTCACCGATGATCGGATTGCTTACGGCTACCTGCTTGATGGTTGCAATCACCAAGCCACCCAAAGCAAGGTTGTCTTGGTACAGGTTCAAGATGCCCATGATAGAAAGGGGTAGTGAAATGTTTAATACAGGTGCGATCTCGGAACACCGAGACGCACATGCGTAGTCATTACCAGCATTGATTAAGGCCGTTGCTTGCTGGTCCGACTCAATCAGTGCTTTCAATTCTTCTGGGGTCACAGCAGTCTCCACTAAGGATTTTTGCGATTCAGGTGTTGATCCACACTATCCATGCGCTGCGACAAGTCAGAAACCTGACTAGAAAGTCCGTCGACTTTTTCTGGTAGGACCGACAGTTTTTGTAAACTGCAAGACACGTCTTGCATAGTTCCAGTATTCTGTTCCAAGTTGGAGAGTAGCTTGTCTACGGCAAGGAATAGCTTGTCCCTACAGGGAATCAAAAACTCCTTACCGATCCAACCACATACTCGCCACAAGGCGAACGCCACAGCAGCGAGAATGACCAAAACTACACCGGTGACGGTGTAGTTTGTTTCGGTCAACCACTCCTTCGCTTGCGAAGGATCAACGACTTGTGCCAGAAGCATTTCGACGCTCTCTCTCTACCTTGTCGGTGGATAGGGGGCCTTGGAATGTGTATTGTCGGCCATCGATTTCGGTGACTTTGTACCAGGGATACATTTTACCAGATTCTCGAAAATCGCTCTCGTAAACCGTTACGTCCCACGCATCCACCCAAGAGCCCAGTCGGCTCTTGTCTATCTCACATGGTGGGCAATTAGGGAGGCTGAACATTTCAAGTTTCGGCTTGGCGGCTTTTGGCGGTAGGTTCCCGAAAGTCTTTTCGGGAACCCCCGGAGGCTTTGCTCCGGCTCCCTGCTCAGGCTCGATCCCGCACTTGCAATCCTTGCAAGTGCAGTCCTCGCAAGGGCAAGCAGCGTTGCTGCATTGCTTGCTGACTTCGGACTTGGATTCACCCTTGTGGGTGAATCCCCATCCCAGCAGGACTGTTGCTAGCAACAGTCCGAGGATGACGGCTAGATTCTTGTCTTGATCTTTCATTCTCGCACCTTGTTTCCTACGAACACCCAGAAGTCATGCCACTTCGTACATTGAAAGGCATTCTGCATGGTGAAAAGACCAAAGCCGTTTTCACCCCACCCTTGCGAGCCGGTCGGCCCGTACATTGGATCGGAGCTTGGCCCCCAAGAGTTTTCGATGTCTGGATGAACCAGATCATCGCCACCTACCCACTTGCCAGAGTGGAACAAGGTGGCGTGGTTGCCTACACCATTGCCTTGAACGGCATAGCCGTTCTGCAATCGCATCGAGTTGTTCCCGACGTGCCAAGCGTGGACCACTTGGTGATCTCTCGCGAGCGCGCTCGCGAGGGCGATCTTGAACGTCCGGTAGTCACCTACCGGAAGTTTGTACGCCTCGAAGGAAGTGTACATGGTGGCCGCTTCCTGCGCCGCCTTGTACCACTTCTCAGGCATCTGGTTCTTGAGGTAGATGTCGTGGGGAATCGTGTACGCTTCCCCATTCGAGTTCAGCTTCCGAGGGGCCAAGCCTCGCTTGGCCCACTCCATGCCGTCTTGGAGCAGAGATCCTTGATCTCTGCCTCGGTTGATGTGCATGTACAGGTAGCAGTCACTCAAGACGATGTGGGGGAGTCCATCGAGATCCCTGCGGTTGTGGGAGGCGTTGACCGTGGCCGACGCATTGCATTTCCCGAGTCGGGCTTGGTTCAAGACCCAAGCCTGACGACGCTTTCGCATCTGCTTGTAAACGTCCCCTCTAAGGGACTTCTCGATGTCGCTGGCCTCCAGGTAGAACTCCTCGCCATAGACAGGCATGTCGGCCACCAACGCACGCTCTGCGGGTGTTGGGGCCACACAACCGGCTACGACTCTGGAGCCGTCTGGGAGGGTGAAGATTTCTTGCTCGTCGCTCATCTCAAGGACTCCTCGAACGAAGATTTCCAAGGTACGACTTTGCGTACCTTGGAGACGTTGCCGTCTTTCAGATCAACGTACCCAACGATAGGCGGGTCGAGCTTCTTAGCTCGACCCGCTTCGACGATGGGCTTTGCCCATTCGTCGTCGCGATCTGCGTTACGGTAGCCTTTGAGTTTGTTGGCCTCAACAAACTCAAAGGCACTCCGCAGGGCAATCGTCTGATCGACGGTTGCCGCAGTTTTTTCATTGACCAACACGACAGTCGAACCCGCTACATTTGTTGCAAAACTGCCCCATTGCTGGGGCAGTTTGTTTCCGAACAGTAGGAGTAGACCGCCTGCGATCATCAGCCAGGGGCCGACTCGGTTGCGGTCCATGTCCTACTCCTTGGTCTTGGGCATCGTTGGGCGAACGGAGTCGCCCAAGATCCAAGTCGAAACGATGGCCCCGATCCCGAGCAGCACAGCTTCGGGGATCGGCTCGCCTGCTTGGAGGGCCTGAACCGCTTGGTAAACCAACGGTACGAGGGTAACCACAGCAACTACGTTGCGTTTGGACTTGACGAAAAGTGCGATGAAATCCACGGTTATGCCTTTGGGGTTGGGGGTGGGGTGAGGATCAGTTGGAAGATGGATTGCAGAGGCGTAGTCGCCTCTGCAATTCCTCGCTGCTCGAAGTAGTCGACGAGGACTTCGACGGCGTCGATGGCCTTGTCTCGGTCGATCTTGACGACCGCAGGCTCTTGGGCAACCTCCACGGGCTTTGGACGCAACTGGTTGATAAGATCAGCCAGTTGGGATTGGGAGTCGACAGCGGGTTTCTTTCCGCTAGCAACCCAATACAAACCAAAAGCGAGTAGGCCCAGACCTAGCATGGTGGTGAAGTCCATTTAGTCGGCCCCCATACCTGCTAGAACGTCATCATCATCGCTTTCCACACCGGAAGTTTTCCGGTCTTGGAAATACTTGATGACGGCCAAAACCAGTTGGATGAACAAGATGACCATAGCAGGGTCGATCCCTACCAGCGATTCATCTTTTTCGATAGCTTCCTTGATCTTGTCGGCATCGCCGTTGAACTGCCCGTTGTATTTACGGGCAAGGCGAACAGCGAGACGGCGTTGCCTGAGTCGGAGTTTTCCAAACATTACTCTGCCTTCCCGCCTTTCTTGGGTTCGGGCTTCTTGTCGCCCTCAACCAATTTGAACTTTTGTTCACCAAAGACCGCGACGAGGTCGCGGTCGGATTCAACGATTCCACCCTTCACTGCGAACGAGACAGGCTCGTTCTGGATGACGTGTGATCCTTCAAGTAATTCGTACTTAGCCATGAGCTAAAGCCCTAAGCCCTTGCGAAAAGAAACCCCGACTGCACGCAAGGGCTTAGCGTACAGTCGGGGTGCAGCGGGTGGTCAGATTGTCGCTACGGCGTTAGCTGTAGTGGACGATTCCGCAGTTGGAGTTGATGTCAACTTTCATCTGTGGGACCATCATTGCCATCACTCGGAACTTCTCAAGCAAGCCGCCGCGCTCTTGCCATTGAACCGTCTGGATGTCCATTCCGATGATCGTGCGAACGGTGCTGGAATCTTCTTGAACGAGCAACAGTTGGTTGCCGGTCAGGTAGTCGCAGATTTCGACGCTTGAGATCTGTGGGATCTGCTCGATCATTCTCAGCAACGAGGTCGAATCGTAGCTGGTGGAGAACGGACGCAGCATGTACTGCATGAAGCCCGTCGAGTACCACAACTTGAACGGCCCGTAATGCAACTTGTCGTAAGCCGCTTGGACCATCGCAATGACTTGAGTGTAGGTATCGTTCGGAACCCAACCAGCCCCAGCCGGGTTGGTGACCGAACCGGTAATCCGGCTCGGGAAGTTGGTCAACCCGTAGAGGGTTGCCCCACCAAAGGTGAACGTACCGAAGGTTCCCAAGTGGAGCTTTTCGGCTTCTTCGGCGACCTTAATTGCGGCCAATTCCAACATCGAAGTGTCGAGTGGCGTGTTGCCGTTTCGGCTGGTAGCCAACTGACGGCTCGACATCGTTACTTCTTTGTGGATGATCGGCAACGGAAGGTTGACGAGATCGTAGGTCGGACGGTCGTTGTCCCCAGGAGCCAAGGCATCCATCGAGATCCGAGCGGCACTGATGTCGCTCTGACGTTCGTATTGGTAAACCGTCTTGCCGAACCCGTTCGGCAAGTTGACCGAGAGGCCGGAGCCTCGAAGCCAGTTGACGATCTTGAGTCGCTTGCGAGCCGCCTTGACGACTACGTCGTCAAGGTACTCCCACTCGTCCTTACGCAAGGTCGCCCCGGCGTTGGTGACGTAAGCCTTGACAACGGGGTTCCCGTTGCCATCAACCTCGCCGGTGGCGTGGTTGATATAGCTTCGACCATCGGCTCCCACGAATGGGCGGAGGACGTTGGTATCGAACCCAGTTGCTAGCAACTGGGACGCCATACTTCCCGACGATTGGTTGTTCAAAACAAATTCAATGTTTTCCATGAGAGTCGGTAGTCCTTACTACTAGATGAAGCGAACTTGGATCAGTTCTTGGGTTGCGACGTTCGAGGCTTCCTCGCAGATCGCAAAGACCTTGACTGGGGAACCAGTGGTTTTTTGGAGAGTTCCGTCACCGTTGGAGATCAAGTTATCCCCAACTGCGACGTTTTCGTTCGCCTTGAGGCGAGCGTATCGCTTGGCTCCGGGAACCACGTACTCGGCGTACACGCGAGTGCCAGCGGCGGCGGAGTCGTCGACTCCCAAGCCTTGCAGGGCATCTTCGTGGAGAATCAAGGTTGCGCCGTCCCCGCCCGAAGTGGCGTGGACATTGCACTGGGTCGCCGAGGTTCGGCGAACGAGCATCCCTGGTTTGAGAGTTGCGCCAGAAGCAACCAAGAATTCCTCTTGGACTCCATCAGGCCCAGCCAGTCGAATCGTTTGTGCGAGAGCAATAGTCATGTGTCACTAAGCCTTTGCGGAGAAGGTGGATGGAGGCAGGAAGCCTTTGACCGCAGCGGTCGAAGGCTTTGGATCGGAGGGAGCAGCCGATCCGGCGTATCGTGGAGCCGGAGCAGGTGCGGAGCCAGTAGCAGGGGCAGGGGCGGCGTTGACAGCAAAGACTGCCATCTTGTCGAGCGTTGCCGTAGGCAACGCTGCGAGTTCTTCCTTGCTGAACTGGTTCTTCTCGTTGGCTACGATCTGGTCGATCAAGCCATCGCGGTGTGCGGTGTTGACGGCGAAGGCTTCTTCGATCTTCGCCTTGACATCGGCAGGAGCCGATGCGAGCAATTCGTCGAGATTCTTCGGGGCTTCGTTGACGACAGGGACTTCAACAGTCACGGTTCGCTGCAACTTCGCCAAGGCGACAACCTGATCGTCGGAGAGGTTGGTCACAAATTCTTGATGGGATTCGCCAATTACAGCGAGGATTTCGTCGCGCTTCATTTTGACCTTCTCATTGACTATAAGAGGTTTTGATTCTCGAACTTCTTGTATTCGATTCTCTAATAGTTTACCACCCGTGTCAGAATCCGCCAAATTTTTCTCGAATTCTGGATTGACAGGCTCTTTGTTTACCAGCAGCCCTGCTCCGTCTTTGACGGAGCAGGCCCCCACTCCGTTGACGATCACCGCAAGGTGATCGGGCCGGAAGTTGCGAGCTTTCCCTGAGTATTCCTTGCCGTTGTGCTGGCCGGAAGTGATTTCCTTGTCGACAAACAAGCCGGTGGAAACCTCCATCGGCTCTTGCTTCGCAAGAGCCGCCTTGATGGCGTGCCCTCCGGGCACGACATCCAAACGAGATTCGTCGAACCACGCATCAGCACGAAGTTTCTTCGTGCTGGTGTTGAACGACGTATTGAGAATCATGCCAACGCTGTAGTTTTCGATGGCATCTGGCAGGCATCCCGATACGAATTGGTCACCCTGTCTAGGGTGACCGACCGTGATGGGCTTATGGTTCCAAGACGAAATGGACTTGGTGATCTCGGATCGTTCGTACAGAACGGCTCCTTGATTACCGGTGAACACCCCCTCAACGATCATCGCCACGGGAGCGACGAGATAGCTACGACCCGCTAGGGTCTTGCGCTGAACTTTGCTCGCTGCGAGGTTCGCTACCAGTGTTTCCATCTTGAGATTCCTGCGGTGGGAGTTCGATTCCCTTGAAAGCCTTGGAGGCGATGCAGATGAACTTGGGGAAGATTTCCCCGTAGGCTTGACCGAAGGGAGCAGTCTTTGCGTCAGCGAGTAGCTGACGCAACGCCAACACTGAATCATTATAACTTATGCTACAATGATCGCAATTTTCGGCGCAGGGGACTTGACAACAAGCCTCAAGCTGTGACTCGCGCGCGAGGGTTTTCAGTCGAGCAGAGCCGAGGAAAACCTCGCCTTGCTCAAGTAGTTCGACGACTTCGGCGGCAAGGTCTGGGTTGAAATTAACCATTCTTCGGTTTCTCCTTTTGGACTACGTTCTTGGGGGTCTTGCTAGGGTCTTTGCTGTTCCCAGGCTTGGGAACAGCGGGAATGCTCGACGGGGTGTTGTTCTGTTGGCCGGAGAGGCCAGCAGCCAGTTCTTTCAGAACTGGCGAGAACTCAGTTCGCTCGGCCTTGGCTATCGCCTCGGCTTCCTCGAACCGCAGTCCCATGATCTTCGTGAGCCAATCGATCAGTGGGATGACGGCTTCGGAACCGGCGGTGGTGTACCGAGCCAGGGCTTCGGTACGCTTGAGTCCGATTTCGGCCTTCTCGGCTTCGGTCATCTCGGCAAGTGGCTTCCACTTGACGATGTAGGGCCTCGGCGAGCCTCCTACGGTCTTGGTTGGGGGCAAAGCCCCCATCTGTTGGATCTTGTTGATCGTCGCCCGAATGATCTTCGGGGTGACGAACAACTCTCGACGCTGGGCGATCTTGTTTCGCCAAGCGATCTCGTCCTGCTCGTTGGTCTGATTCCCGCCGTAGTTGCCAACCAGCTTCGTGATTGGGTATCCCTTGGCCGCTGCGATCATTCGCAGCGCGTTGTCGATAAACGGCGTCGGAGCTACTAGGGTGGGGGCTAGAGGCTTGACCTCGACGCCCACACCTGCGAAGTACCGAGACAGTCCGTTCTCGTACTTGAAGATCTCCTCCTTGATCGCTTCGCGATCTTCGTCGGCCAACTCCCCATTCTGCGGGTCAACCTCAAAGGCATACCCTGGGAAGCCTCCTTTGTAGTAGGCTTCCCCAGAGGCCACGTTGATCTTTCGCACGTCGTAGAGGCGGTTGAAAACCGCCTCCATTCGAGGGAAACCGAAGATTTCGCTGGTGGTTAAGCGAGTGTCCGCTACGTGGACGACTCGCGACCAGTGAACTTGAAGGGTATCGGTAACCGGAGTGGCGTTCTTGTCGAGAGTTGCATCAATTGTGTTCTGGAAGTCCAACTCGTACATCTTCGGTAGGCCGTACCGAGGGTTGGTGCGGTCCCGTTCATACTCGGAGATCCGAGCCGCCGACTGATCGAACACTCGGTAGTAGAGGACTTTGGCGGACCCTCGCGATTCTGCAATTCCGCCCTCGGTGAAGCCGGGGGCAGGTACGTTGAAGTCTTGGCCGTCGTCCGAGCCGATGAACAGCACAGCGTACTGGCCGATACCAGATATGGCATCGACCTTCGCCAAGTATTCGTGGAGACTCGTCTCCACGACAAAGTTGGAAATGGCTTTCTCGAAGGCCGTTTCACGGCCTTCGTCGGTTTCGTAGATGTCGGGGTACTCGGACCATGATTCCTCGGGTTCGAGCGTCACGACTCGCTGTGCGATGTCTTGACGCCGATACATTTGGACGTAGTCGTCAGTTGTGATGACTTCTGGGTATCCCGCCTCTTGGTCGATGTCGCGTTTCTCAGTCTTGCCGTCGAGCAGGCTGTTGTAGAATGCGGCTCGGGACAGCAGGGCATTGTTGACTAGCGTATCAATGGATCTCATAGAATTCCCAATCGGGTTCGTTGTTTATCGAGCATCGAGAATGCCCCTGAGCTTGCGTC